CAATCGTATTGTCTGAATTAACCGTTGAGGTTATATTCAAAGAATTGACTGATATTTTACCAGCGCCGTAATCGATTGTCCCCGCTTGTTTATCTTGATAGATTCTTGTAGAACCTGATAGATAAAATCTACGGAGATTACCGTTACCATCATCATCAAAATACATGATGTTGGCATCGCCACTAATGTAAAATCCTGTTGTGTTTGTAATACCACCAGCAGCTTCGTTGTATCCAGCTGAGGGGTTATACAAAGGGTTACCAAAGTCTACTGTTAATCCAGCAGTTTGACCTAGTAACAAAATCTTCTTTTTAAGTTTCAATCTAACATTAGATATGTTAGAAAGAATAGAACCATCAGCATCATCGATGGTTTTCAATAAGTTTGAATGTCTGAATATACTATCAAAGTTATTAAGGTTATCTTTATCGTATTGTATAATTGTATTCTTTACAATTGTTTCTAACTCACCGCTTGTTAAGTCTGTCATCTTTTCGTTATACTTGAATACTGTTGTAATCATAATCTTAATAATTTCAGGGTCTACAATTTCAGGTCTAACTGTGATAACGTTGAGTTTATTTAGATTGCTTTTAACTAATGATTTTTCTGTATCAGATAAGTAATCACTGTTCAATGGTTTGATAGCAACAAATACTTTTCCATATTCAGGTGGGTCGTTGTCTTCTCCACCCCATACTGCTACTGCGTCTGCATTCGGATAATACTCGGATACTTTCGCTTTGTAGTCATTCAAAGTTACAAGTCTGTTCTGTGAAGAATAGAATTTGGTTGCCTTGAACTTAATTGATTCGACACTTTCCTTTTCCGCACCACCGTTAGCATTAGTTGTGGTTACGACTGTCGCATCTGAGAAACCATTGATTGCATCAACGAGAGTAAATTTATTTGCACCGTTAGCATGAACAAGGTCTACAATAGTATATTGAAGCGTAATAATATCACCGTCTTTAAGTTCCTTACCAATACTATCGTCACCAAAATAGATTTCAGTAAATCCATCTTCGTTTTCTTGAGTAAAGTATACTTCACTAGTAGAAAGAATATTTGAAATATCACTCGCAAGTGTATATGCTGTAGATGTTCCACCTGAGTTGACTGATACAGTCATAACACTTCTGTCTACTCTCCCCTGACTCAATACAAATTTAGAATTAGGTATCTGTCTATCGTAAATGAATACATCACTAGCATTCAATCCTTGAATTAATTTGACACCACTGTATGAAAAACTTTTTCCATTTGCTGAAGGTGTGACACCTGACTGTACAACAAAGTTATAAGACTTACCATCGAATGTTGTATTGAATCTTGTTCCAGCAGGAATTGCCATTTCGTTTGCACTTGGATATGTTCCATCTGCGTTTCTAACGTTGTTCATAGTTAGGTCTATATAAGCGCAAGAGGCAGTTTCTGAAGCGGGTGTAAAACCTAAATCTTTCGCACGTGATACAACGTTCTTTCTTATCTGTGCGGAATCCAAGAATAATTCTGAAGCAGCTATGTTTGTATTTACCGCTCCAATGTGTGATGAGTATGCAAGTAAGTCTATCAACATTGAAAGTGTTGAACCTTCAAAGTCGTAATCTTTTAGACTATCTTGTCCCTTTAAATAACTTTTTAGATTTTGACTTATATCATCAAAGTCTAAATCAGTTACATTTAGTGCTGAACTTTTAACTGCCATTTAGTGTCCTCTTATCTTGCCCTTGTTACTGTAAAATCCATCTCTTGATGTTGGGCGCTATTTTTTATATTGTAAAATATGTTTACAGACAACTCGTTCCTATCTGATACATCACTCAATGTCACCTTAACTTTTTCTACTCTCGGTTCTAAAGATTCTATGGTCTTAGATATCTTGCTTTGCATTCTTCTTATCTTTCTATCTGAACCCAATTCAAAAAGTTGATTCCTTATCGAAGACCCCAAACTCGGTTTGAAGGGTCTTTCATAAAAGTTAGTTAGAACAATATTTCTAACCGCACGTCTAATAGCATCGGAATCATACTTAATAGTGACATCACCAGTAAGTGGATGAGGTTTGAACCTAAAATCTATATCTGCGTAGAGTTTCGGTTCAGAAACGTTTTTTGATTGTGATTTTAAGTCTGCCATACTTCTATTTATACAACTTAACTAGGTTTCTTTGTATCTACACCACCACCTAAATCATTACCATCACTTTGTTCGTGTGTATGTGTTCCAAGTGTTGGGCCATTCTCAGCGTCTGTAGATACGTCACCCTTAGAGTGTGTTGTTCCTGTTATGTTAACATTACCTGTCATTAATATTTCAGCAGCTTTCAATTCAATACCAGTGCCTGTTTCTTCTGCATAGGTTGTGTTTCCTTCTGCGTCTGTAGTTGCACCACTTGTATTTGTTACAGTAATTTTACCAGCAGAAGTTACGTCTGTTGTTCCTGTTATGTCTGCTTGTAAATTTCCACCGACTGTTGCAGTTACATTTTCACCAACTGTTGCGGTTACATTTTTATCTACCATTAAGTCAGCATTACCCGCTACATAGATATCTGCGTTACCTGTTGCTACTGCGATTCTAACGTTGCCATTTTCGACAGACACATCTACGTTACCACCGACAATTAGTTTGTCGTCTTTTGCGACTACTGTATAATTATCATTTACGATTCTAGTTACCTCTGAACCGTCAGGATGTATCTCATGGAACGTTCCACTTCTATGTTCTATTGCAAGTCTTTCCGCACCAAGAGTATCGTCTACCTCAATGATATGTCCCGACTCTGTAGTCATGGATTTATTATATGGGTATACTGGTTTAGCAGGTGATACTGGGAATGACCATTCTTCGTCTACTGCTCTTTTCTTTGTATTGTCTGTGAAGATTTCTTTTGTGTTTACGTGTTTTAGATTCTCAACTTTATCGTCTACAACTTTTGTAAAACTTCTATGTGTATATGTTGCGATACCTGTTGTGTTGTCATTTAAATCTGAAGCGTCATAGTATTTTGGATAGTATGGTAAATCATCTTCTGTAAGTTCTACTTCTTCTATTTTTGAACCTGTTCCATCATAGTTTATCGTAAGAGACTTGACGTGTTTCGGTGCGGTATCTAAAGCAGTTGTCAATCCGAATGACCTTGTTCTATCATGAACAGGTGTTTCACCGTCAGGTGTGTCAACATAATCTTCAACTGTTAATCTTCTTGGGTCATTGAATCCGTCTTCTACATTTCTCTGTATGAGTTCATCTTTGATAGTGATACGAGAACCTTGTGCTGGTATTCCAGCTGCTACACCAAGTACCACTGGGTCTTGCATGTATTCTTCGTCTCTCCAAAAACCGAATACCGTAGACCCTTCTACGAGACCGTTACCTCTTCCGAATCCTGAGAGTCCTGCTTCTGTTGTTGGAAGTAATACTTGCGCCCAAGGTAAATCGGGTGTTGCAATAGAATCTTTTATATGAGTATGTGCCCCGTGTACACGCACACGCACACGGCCAATCTTCAATGGGTCTTGTCTGTCTTCAACGATACCATACCAAAACTTCATTACACTTCCCTCGGTGGTGCTGAATTATCTAAAGGTGTGTAGTCTGCAATCTTCTTAGCATAACTTTCTTTCACGCACTCAACAAAACATTTTCCTACCTTATCAGCAGGAACACCGTTAACACATATGTCTGTAATTAAGTATCTATTGTCATTCATTTTATCTGAAATATCTACACCACCTGTTGAAGATTGCGGTGGTGGTATATCTAATTGTATAACTGTACCCACACTTAAATCTGTTCTCATAGGTATTGTAATTATGATTCTATTCTGTTGTAGTATCTCTAACATTGCTCTACGTTCTAATTTAGCAGTATCTACTTTAGCAGACCACCCTTTAAATGATTCTTCATCATCTATCTTTTCAGCGTTATCGAATGCATGAACCATTTTAGTATCTGTGATTCTAAGTGAATCATATTTGTGACCTAGGTTTGCATCAACGTCTTTCTCTGTGACTGGCGGAGATACTTTTGCGTCCGTTACATTTTCTGTAGTAAGAACCTTTTCAAACACTTCGTTTTGTGCACCAGTCCTAATCAGTGGGTGTCCTGATAAATGATTCTCTGCGTTTCTTTTGAATAGTTCATCAATAGAATATAAATCAACCTCTTCTACTTTTCGTATCGGGTCATATGTATATTGAGTTGAAGCATATGCACCACCAACCATTCCACGCAATGTGTCTGCTCTTTGAGGAACTTCGATTGCTTCAATAACAGTATTCACACCACCGTCAGCATTCGCATCTATGTTTTCTGTTTCAGTATCTGCTTGTCTAGAACCATATGAGAATGTAAGAGGGAATTCTTGTTGAAACATTTCATCGATACTTTTAAAACAAAAACCACCATTCAACGTTTCATAAAAGAACATACCATTTTGATATACTGCTTTCTCACTCAATCCTTTATCGGAATTGTTAACACAGAAATCTATAAACTTATCAATCGTCCAGTTAGGTATAACCATCTGTTGGTTTTCAGGTTTTGTATCTTCCCAATGGACAAACTCATCTGTCTTCATATGACCTTCATTGATAAGAACGTTTTGTAGCATCTTATCATATGACCCACGCATAACTCTAGAGACTCTAGTATTCCTTACTGTAAACATTCTTGGGTCACACACTTTGAGTACGTAGGATTGTGTTGATTGGTCTATCCTATTAACTGCGGATATCTTGTAAACTTTCAAGTCTTTATCGATACTAAATTCTTTAGCAGCTTCTTCACCCATACCTTCTAGTTGTTTGATTGAGATACGAATGTATTCTTCACCTGTAAGTTTGAAGTTCTTTATTAAATCAAGACCATCGATGATATTGATATCACCTGTAACAAATTTATTGTATATACTTTCGTACAGACGAAATGATAGAACCGTATTTTGTATGTCTACGGATTCGCCTTCTTGATTTACTAAGTTGATGGCATCAATGGTAAAGACACCACCTTGCCTGTTTTTCTTTTCGCTCATATTAACTCATTATACGTTCAAATTCAGATACCACTCTTCGTATGAACTGAGGTCTAATAACTTTTACTCTTCGTTTCGCATCGTTATCGTCAAATTCTTTTTCGTAGAAACTCCTTGGTTGCGGATTGGTATTCAATGCATCGTTAGGATGATTGTAACGAATACCTTTATCGTATGCATCACCATTATAATAATATGCGACTGCATCTTGAGGATTTACTACGGATGTTGGAGTAAAGACTTTACCACTACTAGCACCAGTTACTGCGTAGTTCCTGTTAAACTTAACTCCGTTTGTTTCTTGAACCCATAAACGTTTAAAGGTTGGGTCTACTTTTAATATTTTACCTACTGAACCGAATGCGGATGTTATATCTTCACCGATTAAAAACTTACTTGTAGAATCCACGATGTCTGTAGTATTGTCTGCAACTAAAACTTGACCTTTGTATTTGTCTTTCATGTATGCTTCAAAGGTAGGAGTATCCATATACCAATCATAATAGTTAGTAATTTCATTTGCAAGGAATATAGTCCAGTGCAAGTCACCATCACCATATAGTTTTGAAGCAATCACATCAGGTCTTTCACCTTCTTGGATTTCATAGAATGTATAATCGATAAGTTGTTCTAACTGATTACCTTCTAGTTTTGCTTTACGAAAGAAATCCTTAACGGTAACAATCTTACCATTGCTAAGTTTGTATTGAATCTCAGGAAAGTTTTTATA